GTTGGCGTAGAGTGTGTATGGATCCGACGAACGCGGTGGAACTGGTTGACGAGTTAGCAAAGGGCAGGACTGACCTTGTCCTGTGTGAGTTTGTCACTGCTAGTATTCCCGCTGCGCCGGATGTGTTGCATTTTATTCCAATGCGAAAGGGATTTAATGGATTTTTGGGAGAGAAGGAGGTTGCGAGTGTGCTCGTGAGTAGGTTGGGCGATGGTGATTCGGTGATGCATCTCGGCGCTCGTCGCACCACTGATGTAAGTGGAGTACAGTATGATATGGTACAGGGCTTATTCAAGGGTGCGATGACCGTAGGAGGTGATTGTGGACGTCCGTATGTTGTGCGTGATGAGCGGTGTCATACTCCTTTGGTTGCTATTCATAGTGCTTTGTTGGAGGGTAGAATGCCGGGTGCAACCTGTTTGATCCGAGAGGTGATAATGCAGGCTGCGGAACGGTTGGACTCACTGATAAAGTTTCCTTCCGTGCCTTTGGTTGAGGAGAATGTGTTGCAGGGTGATGGTGTTGTATCGCCATTTTGGGACACGGAGATCTTCAACTATGGGCATGTGAGTATGAATGGAGTGCCGTTGGTGGCCTGTAGTGGGTTACCAACGGCGTACAAACGGTGGAAGAGTCATAGCGCGTGGGAAGACAGTGTTCGTCCGGCGCAACGTCACATTAAGGACGGAAAACATCCCCTTGTGACGAATGCGCAGAAGACCACTGTTGCGACAGATGCTGTGATAACTAACGGTTTTTTCACGAAGATCGTTAATTATTACATCGCTAAGTATCCTAGGGATCGCGATACGGAGCTTTTGACCGAACATGAGATGATCAATGGGAAAGCGCCAATGATTGAAATTGACATTACCAAGTCACCAGGTTTTATATCTAAGTGGTTCAAGAATGGTAAGCGTGAGATTTTTGACGTAATTCCACGTGAAGGCGGACAGGATCTAGTGTGGTCGGATATGAGTCGCACGTTCATCATACCTGCGTATGGGTGTAGTTTTGTGGAGAAGCTGCATGATACGGAGGATAAACTGCAGGAAGGAGTGGTGCCCCAACTGTTGTGGGTTGCTACCAACAAGGACGAGTTACGGCCAGCGGAGAAAGTAGCTCAGTGTAAGACTCGTGTGTTTGAGCAGCCGCCTCTTGAATTTACATTGTTATGTCGTAAATACTTTGGTGCGTTTTTATCGTGGATAAAGGCGAATCCAGGGTTTATGACTCATTGTGGAGTTGGAGCGGATGCTGAGACATATTGGGCTTATTATTATGAGCAATTGGCTAGTGTTGGTCGTCGTGCGTTTGATGTTGATTATAGCAATTACGACGGGTCAGTTACGGCAGCGCAATTTGATTTCTTTCGCAATGTGACGGACGCTTGGTATGGGATGGAGAACAGGGTTGTTCGCCATGGTTTGTTGCATGTGTTGCAGTTTTCGTATGTCATTGTAGGAGACAATGTTATGCGGACTGAGCAGGGCAACAAGTCAGGTAATCCCATGACCGA